ATGAAGTATGGAACACTTAGCCAACAAATGGCTAAAAATGGCGTAAAGCTACGCACTTGGGCTAAAGCTAAAGGCTTAAGCAAAAAGGATATAGCCTTGTTGAATCAAATTTCACACAGGCTTATTAAAGGCAAACGGGGCAGAGCTAAAGAGCTTAAAGAAATGCTAGAGAAAGATGGATTTGAGGTTGTGTAAATGGCTTGGATAAGCAGTAAAGAGTTTGCGAACAGATTCTCGCTCAATAAAAAGAGTTTAGAAAAGGCTTGTTTTAGGGCAAATTTGAAGAATAAAAAAATTTGCCTTTTTAGGCATAATATATTATGCTTTATGTATTCTAATGGCATTGGTAGAGGAGGCAAAATCCTCCAAATTTAGGACACACCTTTGAGTGAGGCACAAGCACAAGCTCTAGAGAAAGGCTATCCCTTTGAATATGTGCTTGAAATGGAGAGCAACGAATCTACTTCAATGATTTCTAAGGAAGTTAGTGGTGTGGATTTAGAAAATAGAGATACAAAACAACCAATAAAGGCTACGCTAAGCACAGATTGCTTTAGGCAAAGCTCTCGCAACAATAGAGTGAAAACCGCTAAGGCAGAGGGCAAGGATATAACAGCAGAATCCATAAAATCCCCTAAAGAGACTGATATTAATAAAAATTCTACCCAAAAATACTCTCTTTTCTCCCTAACTCCTAATCAAAAATCGCAAGCCTTGAGTAGAGAGCTAATCTTGCAAGAATATGAGAGTGCAAAACTCAATGGGATGAAAGTCTCCCACTTCATCACTCTAAAAAATAGAGAAGATTCTACTCTCAAACTCACACAAGGAAAACTTTTTGATTGGGCTAGAAAATACAAAGAGCAAGGCTTAGTAGGATTAGCCGACAAAAGAGGAGTAGCAAAGATAGGAGCTAGCAAGTTACCTACTTGGGCAAAAGAAGAAGTGCTTAATCTCTATCGACAAATGGGGAGTGGGTATTGCAATAGGATGCAAATTTGGAGAGAAGTGCATATGAGAGCGTATGAGTATATGGATTTTAACTATGAAAAATTTCTAAAATGTGAGATTTCACCGCTTTTCTCACTTAACTCTATGAATCTTTATTTGGATAGATACCTCAAAGAGAATTCTTTAGAATACGCCTCTATTAGCTATGGAAGTGATAAGACAGATAGTTATAAAGAGCCTAGTTTTGGTATCCAAAGAGAACTTTATAAATCCCCCAATGAACTCTGGCAAATGGATTCCTCTCCACTTGATGCAATTGTGTTAGATGAAGATTCTAAACAAATGCGTCCGCATTTTATTTCAATCGTTGATGTGTATAGTGGCAGGAGCGTGGGAGGGATTGCCACCACTTCAGATTCTAATGCTGTAGTTAGAATCTTATGGAAAGCCTTTAATGCTATGGGTAAGCCTAAAGCCATTCAGTTTGACAATGGGAAAGATTATCTCAGTAAAAAGGTGCAAGGATTAATTGCAGGGCTAGGAATAGCCTATGTTCGAAGTGCTGCTTATAAGGGGAAAGCAAAGGCAGTAGTAGAGAGAAGATTTAGAACCATTCAAGGAAGTTATATTACAGCTCTTAATGGCTATATCGGAAGAAACACAGGAGAGAGAAGCATTATAGAGCAGCAAGTGGCTAAAAGAGAGAGAAGAAGCAAAGATATGCTAGGAAATCCTATAAAAACCCAGCAAAAAGAGCTTTTACCCTTAAATCTTGTGAGTGCTTATCTTGATAAAGCGATTGAATATTGGAATATTGATAGAGTTTCGCGTAGATGGGGCAAAAATGAGGGGAAAAGCCCTATGGATTTGTGGTATGCAAGTGAGTTTGTAAGAGAAGAAGTCTCTTACTTGCAGTTCTTACTTTATGCTGATGATTCTAAACTTAGAACTATGGAAAAGGAAGGGGTTATTATTAAGCCCTTTATCTATGTGCCTACTAAATACATTCCTCCTAAGACCAAAGTGCATGTGCGCATAAATATTGATTCTAGCAACGAAGCCTTTATTTTTGATGAGCAAGGCGAGTTTATCTGCAATGCTTATGACAAAAAGGCTAGACCTCTTAGCCAAGAGGAGCTTAAGGCTATCTCTAAAGAATACAAAGCAGCCATCAAGAGAGTTAAAGAGCTTAGAGATGATGCTAGACATTCTAGCTTTATCCGCATGAACGCAAAACTAGAGATTGAAAACCTCAAAAACAAAGAGGAAGAAGCAAAAAGAAGTGGCAAGGGCATCAAGGGTGAGATTAGAAAAAGTATCGAGGAAGAACAAAGAGAGAGAAACGCAGAGGATACTTGGGAACTTGAAAATCTACCACAAAAGAATCAAGAAAAAAGGAGTGATAGTGATTGGGATAGCATCTTAGATAAGCTTGCTTAGTTTTTAGCGTGTGCCTTGGTTTAATCTCCTTTGTCGATTTTTCTTTTTACAAGGCACACACTAAAGGCTAAAAGCCTTAAAAAAACAAAGGAGGCACTATGAGTGCAACACTAAGAAAAGAAATTTTTGATTATATCGAGGCTGAAAAATCCCATAATGCAGATTTTTCTCAAAGCAAACTCGAATCTAAGTTAGGTATCAATAAAACCTATCTCAGTCAATACCTCAATAATGAGAATTTTAAATACAAAGACAAGGTAGAAGAGAAGTTTAAAGTCTATTTGCAAGAAATCAAAGAAAAAAGTGAAGTGAAAGAGAGAATTAGGGGGCTAAATAAGCTGGATTTTATCCAAACCAAAGATGCAAAAAAAATCTTTGCAAGGCTAGTGTTAGCTAGTATGCAGGGAGATAGGATTTCAGTTATTTTAGGAGAGAGTGGCACAGGCAAAAGTAGGATTATTGAAGAGTTTTGTAAAGGACACACAGAAGCTATCTGTGTGGAAGCAACGCCTGATATGAATGCCAAAGATATTTTAAATAAGCTTGCTAGCACTCTAAACTTAGGAATTTTTAAAAGTAATCATAGTGGCATTGTGATGATTGCTAAAGAGCTTAAAAGGCTCAAAAAATATGCAATTGTCGATGAAGCAGAACATTTAAGATGGAGGGTATTAGAAACCCTTCGTCGCATTATGGACTTTAGCGGGCAACCTTTAATCTTAGTTGGAACGCACTGGCTTGCGGATTCCATTTCAAGCGGAAGGCTTGGGAGCAAAAGGGAGCAGGAATTATCACAGCTAAAGAATCGTTGTCTTGGTAGGTATGAGCTATCAGGGCTGGATAAGGAAGAGTATGTGGAGATTTGCAAGGCAAGTGGAATCCCAAGCAAATGTGCTTGGAAGCTTTATGAGCTGGGCGGAGGTAATTTTAGAAAGACAGAGGGTGTTTTAAGGCTAACGCTTACTAGGGTTAGCTTAAGTGGAGGAGAGAGCATAGATTTAGAGGATTTGGAATCCACTAAATCTATGATGTATTTGTAGGGGATTACCCCCTATAAAGTTTGCATCTGCCCTTTAAATAAGAGTAGATTCAAGCTTTTAGCTTGGAAATTCAAACAAGGAGGCGTAATGTTACAAGGACGCAACGGGTTTTATAGTTCAAAATATTATTTTGTGCTTGAAGGCGTAATTTATAAACGCCATAGCTCCCATGATATTAAAGAAAATCATCAAACTTTAAAGTTGGAGTTTGTGGATTTTTATTGTGGGGATTATCGTGGTTAAGCTGGTGTATATCTCAAGCCCCTATCGTGCGGTTTATGATTCTTTAGCACAAAATCACAATCTTTCTTGTGACAAAGTAATTGAAGAGGCTTATTGTCTCACTGCTGCTTTGGCACAAAAAGGGATTGATTGGGTTAAAAATCGCAATGATAAAACACAAAAGTTTTTACCTATCAGCCCTATTTTTGTGCTGGAGAGAATCTATGCTCGATACAACCCTTTTGCACTTAAGGCAGAAGAACCAGAGATTATGGAGGCTTGCTTTGAGCTTTTGGGGAAATGTGATGAAATGCTTGTGGTAGATAGCCCATACACACACAAAAGTAGCGGAATACAAGCAGAAATCAATAAAGCAAATGAGCTTGGGATTCCTGTCTTGTATGAATTGGGTGAAGTAAAGAGTGTTCCTGATTGCAGGAGGGGTGGCTATGAAGAATGGCTTATTGAAAATGGTTTTAAAACACTTTAAAGGAGTAATCAATGGAAATTAAAAACTATGAAGATGTGAATTTGACACTAAAAAGACTAGCAGAACTTAGCGTTGCACTAGAAAAAATCAATGGTGAAGTGACACTAGAATGTAATCGCATTAAAGAATCAAGAGCTAGCGAGGTAGAGAGACTTAACAATGAAAAGAAATATTTAGAACAATGTATTACAAACTTTTGTGAGGACAACAAAGGTGATTTCGCAGAAAAAAGAAGCAAGGAATTTACCTTTGGGACTATTGGGTATAAGCTCACAAAGAGCGTAACACTCCCAAGAATCAAAGAAAAGGTGGAAAAGCTGATTGTTACACTAAAAAGCTATGGATGCACCAAATGTATCAAGTATGAGGAAACCATCGACAAAGATGAGATTGTGGAGCTTGATGATTCCACGCTTGTAAAGCTGGGGCTAAAAAGAACAATCAAGGACAATTTTAGAATTGTTCCAAAGATTGAAAGCCTAGAGATTAAGGATTAAGGGGATTTATCCCTTGCCTTGCAAGAATCTATGAAAAATGGATTCTTGGAGGGCAAAACTCCCTAAAATAAACAAAGGAGCAAGAATGTTAGAATTGATTTGTTATATTGCTGCTGTAGCTATTTTAATAGCATTTACTTTGGTAGCTGTGTCAGTGTGCGGTTTTTTTCTTTTAATAATGTCAAAAAATACCTTAGAGATTTATGGTGAGATTAAAGAAGCCTTCAGGGGTAGAAAATGAACTTTAAAAAATTTAAAATAAAGGATAAAAGATGAGTACAACTATAATTTTTATATTCTTAGCCCTTCCTCACATTATTTTTGTGATTAGCTTATGCTATATTGCGTATTTGGTGTTAAAATATTTAGAAGATAAAAAGCAATGAAAGATACACAAGAAATCAACCTTTGGAGAGAAATAGAATCTAGACAAGCCTTAGGAAATCTTGTGCTTGATTCTGCTCCTAGCCTAGCCCACCTAATTAAAAGAGTGGATTTAAGAGAAGTGAATTGTAAAAATATCTGCGTGATTGTTTTTTCTCATCCTATTGGCAAAAAAGAATGGGAATTAAAAGAAAAAGCCTACTTAGAAAATATGCGAAAACTTTATAAAGAGCGTAATTTAAAAAACAAGTGCGTTTTTCATAAAGTTTTGGTTGAAGTGGATTATAAATTACCCATAAAAGAAAATATTACGCCAAAATATACATACAAAGAGAGAGCCACAGGGGATTTTGAGATTCACACTGCAAATCCTCTAATGATTGATATTTTTAAAAATATTCAAAATATCATCAAAGAAAGGAAAGCACTTGAAAAAGACTAAAAAGAATCTACAAAAGGCATTAAAACAAATTAAACTCTTGAAGCTTCTTTTGCAATGGCAAAGCACCAAGTTAGAAGTCATCAAAGAAGAGTTAGAAAAATATAAAAGAAAACATGGGGAGACTTTATGGCACCAAAACAGCAAGCCCTTAAAGCTCATTTGATTAAGGTTATTCATACGCTAAGGGGACAATGTGGGCTAGGCGATGAAGAAGCTTATAGAGGGGTTTTACAAAACGCTTATGGAGTGAGGAGTTCTAAGGATATGGAGCTAGGAGATTTAATTGATTTTGCAAAGAAGCTTGGTTATATTCCACCTAAAAAGGACAAAGAAAAAGCAATTTCCAAAAATGCCACTCAAAAGCAATTAGATACAATTGTGGGATTATGGGAGCAAGTTGCTAGAGATAAAAGCCCCTTGGCATTAAGAAATTTTTGCGATAAAATCATCAAAAAACGACCCCTTTATCTTTCAAGTCTTGGAGTTAAAGAGGCTCAAAAGGTAATCACTGCACTTTTAGAAATGAAAAGGGTAAATACCTAGTTTATGGGTTTTTAAGTGGATTTTAGATAGAATAAATTTGAAGAAAAGGAAAGAAATGAAATATGAAAATTTTATAGAAAATTGCAGAGAATATGCAAAAAAACACAATAAGTTTTTGCACCCAAATAATACCGAAGCACAAAAACCTCTTTACAAAAGGTTTAAAGACTATTGCAATCAAAAAGGATTCAGCGAAGATGAAAAAGAAAGTGTCTTTCTTTGGCTAGATAGCGAAGAGAAAAATCCTGATGTAATGATAGATGAATTAGATACACACACAAATGAAAGGATACTAATATCTGGAACATTAAAAAATAAAATCCATATTCCAACAAAAATCAAAAGAGGCAATGAAAAACAAATTATTTCCGAGATTAAAAGACAAATAATGCAAATATTGGGATATGAACCTTTTTGTCACGAAGGGCAAAACCATATAATCTTTAAAAATCTTGATACAGAGGAAGAATTTTTTAGCATTGAATGGCATTTTGCAACAGAGCCGAAGCTCAATCTCATCAAACAAACTTGTGAGGAATTGGGACTAACTTATCGGGAATTAGGGGAAAAGATAGGGCTAACAGAAGCAAGCATTAAGCGACTTGCAACAAGTGATGAAATAAATTCTCAAGTAAAAAAATCACTACAAATGCTTTTGAAGATTCGGGCGTTAGAATCTGAATTGCAAGACTTCCACACTATTAAGAAACTTCTTTTAAAGTAGTATTATACTACTTTAAATCTACAAAAAGACTTATATTAATATAAAAACTATTGACTAAGGTATCAAAATATAGTATAATTTTTCCATAAAAGTATTAAAAAGATACTTTTAAATTCAAAACAAAAGGAGACAAGATGAAAAAATTAGTAACTGCAGTGCTAATTCTAAAGATTATCTACTTGATAATCAAAATCTTGGAAGCTATCACCTAGCCTCCAAGCCCAAAGTTTCCATAAACTTTGGTTTCATCTTATCTCTTAGAGCATTATATCAAAAAAGGAGCGAAAAATGGAAATTATAGGTTATATACTAGACATAGCAGAGGTGATTATCATTTTGGGACTTATATTTCAAGTTAATACATTGCAGAAACGCGTTAAAGAATTAGAAGCCAAACTCAAATAAGGATGAATATGCAACCACAAATCTTTACCCATAAAAATTTAGGGCAAATTAGGGTTATAGGCGACAATGAGAATCCTTTGTTTTGCTTAAGGGATATTTGTGAGATTTTGGAGCTAACAACTCCCGCTAGAGTCTTAGAGGCTATAAAAATAGAGTTTGAAGGGGGTGAGTTTAACTCATATCCTTTGCAAACTAATGGTGGAATGCAGAAAGCAACCTTTGTTACCGAACCCCAACTTTATTTTGTGCTTATGCGAAGTGATAAGCCTAAAGCCAAGCCCTTTAGACAATGGGTAGTCAATGAAGTCCTCCCTAGCATTAGGAAAAATGGCTTTTATGCCACTGCCAATAAAAGTGAGGATTCTAAAGAATATACCCTGCATACTCTTATTGCAGAGTTACAAGAGCAATCACTGCTAAAAGATTCTATTAAACAAGAAAATGAATCCCTAAAAGATGAACTATTAAAAGCCCAAAGAGAAATTATAGGTTATCTTAAGCAAAATGCTAAGCCCCAAAAGCCCTATAAACTAGATAATAACTCCATAGAGCAAATTAGGGAGTTAAAAGGCAAAGGCAAAGGTGTGAGAGAAATCACTAAACTTTTAAATGTAAGCGAATCTAGTGTAAGGAAATATGTAAAGGAATTAAGATGAATAAAATAGAGATTTTAGATACTTTAAATAATCAAGTGTTGGATTTACAGGCTATTTCAAAGCTAGTCTATGGGATTGGGGAATACTCAAGGAATTTTCAAATTGCCCCCAATGAGCTTTGCTATCTCTCTAATCTCATTGAATTAGTGGCACAAGAGCTAGAAAACCTTTCTTTAAAGATAGGGCAATAGACTAAGCTCTATTGCAAAACTTCTAATTTGCCTCACTTGAAATTTAGGGGAAATTTGTTATAATGCCTCAAAATCAAGAAATTTGAAACAATATAGCTCTTAAAGGAGAGGCTATGCAAAGCACAGAATTACGCGATATTAAGCGAGAAGTAGATAATGCATTTGACAAAGTTTTTAGTGGCAATAACAGAGTTAATGAAGGACATACAGATAACCATTGCAATAAAAAAACACTAGAATATTTTTCAGGGCTTTATGAAGGCGAAGAAAGCTCTCTACAAAGAAAAGAGAAAATTTTTAAAAAGCTAGAACGATTAGACATAGATGATTTGCAAAAAAATGTCATAAAGATTATCAATGGATAATATTGAAACAATTGCAAATACAGAGGAAAATAAAAAGCTTATAGCTGCCATTATTTATGAATTTCATAATGTCTGTGATTCTAAGAGGGTTGTAATCCCTAATGAATACAGGAAAGAATGCATTGATGAAATCGTTGCCTTTTATGAAAAATACCTCAAAACACACAAGCAAAAATTAATTAGCATTGATTATTATAAAATTATCTCTTGGTATGCTGTTTTTGTAGCAGAAAAAATGTTTCATTTTTATAGTCAAAAAAATCTCGATAATGACAATTGGGTCAAAGTGATTATGCTTGCTGTTTGGAGAATGTTAGAAGAACTAGAAGAAACCGAGCAAAGATGTATCAATAAAGCTTATATGAGTAAAATTGTAGCTATGGTTGCTTGTGAAATCAAAAGGCAAGGCGATTTTGGAATTGGCAAAAATGGCTTATATATGTTGATGTTGATTGCAAGAATAGTTCAAATTCCATAAATTATCCCTCTTTTTCTGCTATAATTCCACTAGGCAAAGGAATTATAAGGAATAAAATGAATAATGAAGATTTGTTTGCCTACTTCTATGCAAAAATCAAAGAATCCACAGACATTAAAGATATTTTAAAAGAATTTGGTGGGGGATTAATCTATATACCTAGCTACAAAAGCACCAAAAGGGATGAGGACATTAGGGAAGATTATAAAAACCTCCTCTCCCAAAAGAAAAATCGCAGAGAAATTATGTTATTGCTCTCCAATAAATACAATCTCTCACAGCAAAGGCTTTATGCAATAACAGAAGATGTGAGAAATCCCTCTTTATTTGGGGGAGAGAATGGATAACATCACCCTTTTTAATCAATATTGTGGCAAGATTCTAAGTATGCTTTATAGTGAATTCCCCTTAAAAGTTGATTTAAAAGCAAGCGATTTTACCCATAAAGCCATTGATGCAGAGACGATAACAAATCCCAAAGAAAATGAATTATTCTTTGCCACCATTGATTTTTTAAGGCAAGAGAATCTAATTGTTTTTGCAAAAAAGGATAATTTGGAGTATATCCACCAATGTTCCCTTACGCTAAAAGGCTTAAATCTTCTAAATCAAATCCCAAAATCTCTGCAAGAAAGCTATGGGAATTTATTGAAAAAATATGCAATAAATGCAAGCAGTGAAGCTCTTAGTGTGATTGTCTCTAGGATTCTAGATTTGCTGGGTAAAGCTTTCTAGTTACCTCCCCTCTACATTATCTCTAAAAGTATCCCCTAAAATCTTAAGCAATTCCTCCCCAAAATCTTTAGGAATCTCCCCTTTGTCATTAATGGGCAAAAAAGGTCTTGCAGGGATTATTACTTTTTTGCCTCTACCAGCCTTCCCCCCAAATTGATGAATAGGTGCGTATTCTTTGTTCGTCCCAATAGTGACGCTTTGATTTCCTAGTTTATAAGTTAGGCTTGTGCGTAAAAGCCCACTTTGAGTAAGGATTTTATTCCCTCTTTTTTGAATAAGAGTTGCAGGGGCATTAGCTTTCCATCTCCCTCCAAAAGGGCTACTTTGTTTTTCAAAGGATTCTTCGCTTTTGTTTTTGGTGAGGATTCCAATTTCATTTAGGATTTCTTTGGGGTTATTGAAATCTTTTGCGAGGTTATCCAATCGCTTTTGGAATTCTTTTAGGGAAATGGTTTGCATTGTCAAATCCTTTGTGGTATAATTTAGATATAAAGGTTTCGTCCGTAGTTGGTGAGAAATTCCACACCTTATCTAGCCCCAGATAAGCTAATGGTGAGAAGTAACGATAACAGACGGATTGTTATCCCCTTTATGCTAGGCTTGGGGCAGCCTAATCCAACAAAAGAGGTTTCACACCATGGCGGTATTGGATAACCCGCACCTTGTGTCCCCAAGCACAAGCTAAGTAAGAAATAACGGCGTAAGGTTGGTTCTTGCCACCTCTTTTTTAGAAGTGTTGGGGCTTCTTAAAATTTTCCACTATTACTTTTTAAAATCAAAAAAGTTCTGCTATAATATTTCATATAAAGGTGTGCCGCTTGTGGAAACATAGACACCACCTCTAAACAAGCCAAGTTTAGCGAAAGATTAAAAACAGATGTTGGGCGGACGCTGTTGCCTTTATAGTGGGGTGGCAACCCACCTATTTTGTAATCTTTTTGCTTCCTTTTGTCAAACTCAATAGATAGTTTTCATTTTTGTCCTTTGTGGTTTTTATTGCAGCCCTATAATATTTACCAAATCGAGAAAAAAGCACAATGTGATGTTCTTTGGTGCTTTTTATGTCATAAATATTTGCATCTTGTAGTAAAAAAGGCAGTAAGCTATAATCCACAATATCCACTTCAGGATGTTTTTGTAAATGATCTTGCAGTGTAACATGGCTTAATAGCAATTCATCGGCTTTTGTGTCTAATTTTTGCATAATTTGTTGTGGAAGCTTGGCTATGGTTGTTTTTTCTAGTGCATTGTTTTTTAAACCCAAGATATTTTTATAGTTTTTGGAAGCTTGTTGATAGTTTTCTTGCACTTTCTTTAGTTCATTTGTTAAAAATGAATTTTCCCCATATCTCTTAGTCTTATATTCAATGATTTGTCTAATTCCCTCATCGCCTTTTAGATTCCTTGTATCATAATTCCAATCTTTGTGGGCTTTGAAATTGGGGGCTTTAGGAGAAACTTTAAAACCTTTTGTTTTAAGTTCTGCTTGGCTTAGGGATTGCACATAACATCTACAACCCCAATCATTAGGTGGGTAGTTGCTTACCCAAAAGCTATCTTCTCTAGGCAAGATAGTGCCATGTAGTTTGGCATGACTTTCCCTAGTTAATCCATCCATAATAGCAACATAGCGTAAATATATCTTTCCCTTTCTTGCATACTGCTCTTTGGCTCTACCTTGAGCGTTTGCACTTCGCATATTGGTATTGTAGATATTTTTTAGTCGCCTATTATTAACATTAATGGTTTTGACTTCGCCTGTTGTTTTATCTACCACTTCCCTTTTGCCTAGCCAACCCTTTTTTGCCAGATTTGGCTTAATATCTTTTTTCCAAGATTCAAAGCTCATTCCTTCTTTTTGTGCTTTAAGCAGTGAATCTTGCATATCTTTTAGCAAATCAAGTTGCATCATTTTGGCAATACTAAAAGCCCTCAGGTGTGCTTCGTGCATTAATTCATCATAGTTAAAAGTAGTGGTAGGAATTTTTTGTTTTAAAAACTCCATATTTATCTTTGGTTCTTGATTAAAATCAAACTCAAGCATTGAGTGCCCCATAGATTTTTGCATTAGCAATTGCTCTAGCAAATTGCTCTTCTAAAAACTCTAATTGTTCTCCATTAGCTGCATTTTGGATTTTTTCCATAGCTTCTTCAAAATTTTTTGCACCTTTGATGATTTTTAGAATATCAAAATCTTGAAACTCCAACCCCTCAATAAATTGCTCGATATTATCTTTAAAAGCAGGATTATCTTTTATGCCTTCTTTTAAAGGCTTTTTAAAGGGGATTAAATAGGGATTTAAAGTAGAATTTGCAAAATGGACAGATTCTTTTTCCTCTACTTCAATGTTGTAGGTTTTTTCAATGTATTCTTTAGTGGGTTGATACCCCATTTCAAAAATTGTTTTATCTCGCAAACTTAAATCATTCTTGGGATTCCCCTCATCAAAGAGGCTTAGAGAAATTGCATCAGTAATTCCATTAAGCTCACAAAAATAAGCAATAGTTTTATTGCAAAGATACAAGAGGATTCGTTCATCACTCAATGCAATCTCTTCTCTAATGGCATTGTGAGTATTTGTTGCTGCATAAGAGCCACCACTTACATAACCGCTTAGGTTTGCTCCTAACAAAAAGGATCTGATTTGGCTGTCGCAAAACTCCACAATTTCTTTAAAACTCACATTAGAGCTTGGCTGCACGAGTGAAATTTCCTCATCTTTTGAGATAACCGCACTAGAGCCATTTAGCATATTGTATAACTCATAAGCTAGGCTTTGTGGGTCATCATCAGTTTTCCCAATTGCCCAAGGGTCGCCAAATCTTTCTAAAAATCGTATCCAAAACTCCATTCCTGCATTTTTAATTTTAATGCTAAAATAAAGCTTTTTAAGACTTGATTCGCCATAAAGGTTTCTCCAAGATTGGTTAAAAATTCCATAGACAAGCTTTTTATCAGGAATCTCTTGTTTGAAGCCGTTGCCTATAAACTCTAGTTTGCCTTCAGCATTGTATTCAAAGTCCCTATAATCCCGATTGATAAGTTTGGGAATAAAGATGCCATTTTCTAACTCCCAATTAATTTCAAAGGGATTTAACCCATAAAGATGGGTATCTAAAATTTGAGAAAGGATAGAATCATGGAATACCTTTTGCAAGATTTCTTTGTGTTTTTCCTCTTTGGCATTAATGATTGCTTTCTTTTTTAACACAGGGGCTTTGCGTGAAAGGAGGCACTGGGAGACTACCAAGTCTTGTGTGATTTTTGTAATGTCTTTGGTGCTTAGTTGCATTGGGGATTCTAAGCTTAAAATCTGCTCTATGAGTGTATTTTTTAGCAGCAGAGTTTGTTTGTCTTTCTTTTCTTTGTCTTTTTTCTTAAAAAACCAAGCCATATTCTCTCCTTGCTTTTTGCAGTCTTCTTGTTTTAAAATAATTGTTTGGATTTAATCTTTTTGCTTTTGGTACTTTTGTGAGTCTTAAAGCACCCTCCAAGCAATCAGGCAAATCATCATTTTTGCCAAAAGGAAATTCCACAAGTTGTTCAATCAAAAGACTTTGAGATTCGTGTATTAAAATATCTCCTTCCTCAATAGGAATTTCAAGTCTTTCAATCCGAACTTCTTTGTTTTCTGTGTTGTTAATGCCTTTTAAAAAAAGAGGCACACCCCGTCTGCTTGCTTCAAGCTTGATAGAATCTTTTAAAAAATCTCCACCAAAATTTGTCTCAATTCCCGCCTTGTTAGGCTTGTATTTAATGTAGAGTTCTAAAAATTTTTCAATTAAAACTCTTGATTTAAACACGCCCCCTATAGCTTCTAGGCAATAAAATTTGCCTTCGCTTAATCCCAAAACTACAAAGGCGGTATAGTCGCTTTTTTTCTTTGCACCTGCTGGGTCGCAAAAGAGTGAGATAGCTTCAAATTTGTTGGGGAGATTTTTATAAAAATGCAGATTCTCTCGCCTAAATTTTTGAGCCTCTGTGCTAGGCTCATTTTGTTGTTCTTTAGAAAAAGCTTTTGGGTTAGACGCCCTTGCTTCCATAAGGCTAACAAGGCTAATGGCTTCTTCCCATAAAAGTTTAGCGCCCTTATCCATTGCTTGTTTATTTTTATTGTAAAAATTCTCTGCAGATTTTACGCCTAATGTTTTATATTTGTGGGCAAAAATATCCCACAAATCCATTCTTTGTGGAAATTCCATAATACTTTTAAATTTTTTTGGATTCCAAAAGGCTAGAGAGAGTTTGCGGGCAAGCAAGGAATCGTAGTGTAAAATTGTCCCAATGTAGAGAATATCTATTTTTGCAGAGGCATCACCTAAGTTAATAACCGCAGAATCTAACCACTCCTCTAGCTTGTCTCTTTGCTCTAGGCTACGAACATTGGTGTCATTCTCTAAATCATCTAAGATGACTAAATCTGGGCGATACACACCAAATTTAACACCCCTAAGCCGCTTGCCACTACCAAAGGCTTTAAGCTTTACACCATTTCTTGTAACAAACTCGCCCACTTTCCAAGAGTTACTAGCACCACAAGCTTGTGGGAAGTCAAAGGCGAGATTGGCATTTTCTTCTAACTCTGTTTTAATGGCTTCTAAGATGCCCTCTACTAGTTCCACAGCATCTGAGACTTCTACAATAAATCGTTTTTTATTAAAACAAATACACCAAAGTGGGAAGAGTTGTCCTGCATAAATCGTCTTGCCATTACCTCTTGGGGCAGCAATGGCAAATTTGTTGCTGCCTTTACCTTCATTGATAGTTTCAAATACACTAATTAAATGTTTATGCAGTCCGCTCTCGCCCTTTAGTGTAAAGTAATGTGGAAAGTAGGTTTTTGCAAAATACAAAAAGTCATTTTTCGCCCTCTCTATTCTTTCCTTTTGTCCTTTGTCGCTTAAAGTGACACTGCTACTAATTTGCCCTTTTAGCTCCTCTTTTTTATCTGCAAGCCAAGCAAAAAATTCCTTACGGCTTAGATTCTCTAGTTTTTCTTCCTCTAAGTTTTGATGAGAGGCGTTAAAATCTTCTCTAAAGCTTAAGAGCTCTTCTTTGGAGAACATTTAGAGTTCCACCTTGCTAATTTTCTCGATAAAGCTTGGATTTTCTAGCAAATCCACAATTTTGTTTAAGAGGATTTTAGCGTCCTCATCTTTTTTAAGCTCTTCAATGAGTGCGGTAATGGTTTTTTTGACAATGCTTAGGGCATAATTTCTTGGGTCTTCATAAGTAGCAACATTTTTCATTTTTGCAAAAGAATCCCCAAGCCTACTTAATGCTTCTGCCTTTTTTTCCGCTTTAATATCCGATTCTCTAATTTCTTTAATGGCTAAGTGCATTTCTTCCACAAAGCTAGAATAAATCTCTTTGCGATTGCCCTTTAGGGAATTATAAAAGTTGGCTCTCTCCATTTCCCACTCCTTGTTTTTGTAATTTTTAATAGTCCGTGGATTCTTATCTAAAATCTCTGCAATCTTTTGTGTTGAATAGCCTTTTGAATAAAGCTCTTTTGCTAGTTCCTTTGTGGATTTAATCAAGTTTTAGCCTTTTTCTTGTGTGAATAAAAGCTCTTTGTGGCTTTCTTTCTAAAAATTCCTCTTCTAAAGTAATGGGGATTTTTTTGTTTGCCATTTTGAGTAAAATGTCTTCGCATTCTTTGCGTATCTCTTTTAATTCTTCTTTGGGGAAATCATTCCTCCTTTTCAACTCAAAAATAGCAAGCTTAGTGCAAATATCCCTTAAAAGTCTTGTGGGGTTAGCAGGGATTTTGATGAAACTTGAAATAAGGCTTTCAGCATCTTTGATAGCATCATCAATGACAGCTCTATTCCAAATGCCCTCGCCATGAATATCGCTTAATGCTCTAAGTTCATTGGCTCCCACTTCATTAATCAATTCACTCTCGCTTATCATTGGCTTTAAATATCGATTTTTTAAAATGCTTTTAATGGGTTTTAAATGCACGCTTTGGGCATATTGAGATTCTTTGAGTTCAAAAATATCTTTTTTTAACTCATCGCATTCCTCTTTTAAAAGAGAGATTTGTTCGTTAATCTCATTTAATACAGCAACATTGGGCTGTTCTTTTTCTCTCTCTTTGGCATAAGCCTCTCTAAAACTTAGAATCTCGGCTTCTTTGATTTTTAAAAGTTCTTTTGTGTTTTTGAGGGCATTAATGTTTTCTTGCGTCCAAATGGGCGAAGTTGTCAGTGAATTTGGTGTATAAGGGATGTTCTCTAATTCCATTTTTTCTCCTTTAATTCCATAAATCATCTAGCGTTTTTATGCTGGTATTGATTTGGGGAAGCAAAACAATATCTCCAGCATTTAAAATTTTTTTATTGAGTAGATGAGAATTTGTTTCAAGCACGCTTTGAAAAACATTCAAAGTGCCATAGTGTGAATAAACTATGCTATCCAATCGCTCATCATCTTTGGCAATATAATGAAATCCTTTGAAATCTTTGGGGATAACAATTTCTGTTGTTGGGATTTGTGGCTTCTCCCCCTCCTCTTTGTCATCTAGGGTAGCACAAAGAATAACACCTAACTCCTCTGCAATCCCCAAAAGCTCTGTGTGTAAATTTTCTAGTGTTTTAATTGTGTCTGTGCCTGCATTTTCTAATTTATTTTGTAAGGCTAATATCTCTTGTTGTAAAGATTCCAATTCAATTCTTAAAGCCTCATACTTGGAATTATTTTCTTGGATTTGCTCTTCTAACCCTGTCTTTTCTGCCCTTAGCGTTGTGATTTCTGCCTCTTTGGCTTTTATTTCATCGCTTAGAGCTTTAATCTCTCTATTTAGTGCATTTATAGACTCTGCAAGTTCTTTGTATTCTTGTTTCTTTTGTTCGAGTAGAGCTTCATTTTCAGGGATTTTAAGCTCTGCATAATGCTTCCTTGTTTCAAGCTTTGGGATTTCTTGATTATGCAAATTTATTTGTTCTTGCAATTCTTGTGCTTGTGATTCTAATTCCGCTATTTGTGATTCTAATTCTGCCTTTTTAGCTTTAAGAGATTCTAGATTCGCATTTGCATTTTGCAATTCTTGTTCTTTTTGTATTTTTGTAGCCTCTAATTCTGCTATGCTTTGTCTAAGAGATTCTAGCTCCTCATTATCTGCACTTCCTGCTTGTGCTATTTGCTCTTCTAATTGCTTGATTTGCTCTTGCAGTTCTGATTCTTGTGCTTTTAGAGATTCAATCTCTTTTAGCGCCGCTTCATTATCTGCTTCTTTTTGGGCTAGCTCCTCTTGTTTTTGTGTGAGTTCTTGCTCTTTTTGTGCTAGATTCTCTTTGCTAGTTTCTAACTCCAAGCTCGCATTATCCAAAATAGCATTGATTGATTCTAGGGTTTGGTTTAATTCCTCTGTTTTTGCAGCAATGCTATCGATAATCTCTTTTAGCTTCAAATCTTTGTGAGCTTGAGTTTCAAAATAATCTAATGGTATTTCAAAAGCTCCACTTTTAGCCCCACTCACTGAAGTAAATACCTCTTCTCCTATGCTAATACTATAACTAAAGCTAGAGTAAGCAGACACATTAAAAGCAACTTTAGAAAATTTCATTTGTCCAAAAGTATAACCAATAGACGCATAGCCGCTGCTAGCAATACCTGTAAAAGCACAGCTACCACTACGCAAAATAGGATTAGTGCAGTTACCGCTTATTCTTGATTTTGTATTATGAGAAGCAACTGCACTTCCGCTAACTTCATTTTCTAAAGGCGTATAATTAGAGGGAATTGCTTCTATGTTTATTAGTCCTTCTCCATCATTTCGCACAATAAAACTGCCACTTTTTTGACCTGCATTAGCATAAGCTATGGAGCTTGGTTTGCCTTGCATATCATACATTATAAGATTAGATAAAGAAGACCCATTACCACTAGAATAATACAAAGAAAAAGAAATTTTCAATTCCTTTTCTTGTGCATATTCTATTATTTTAAGCCCTTCATTATAACTCTTATCTTGCTCTAATTTCTCAATCTCTTTTTCTAATTGTGCTTTTTGTGTATAGAGTTGTGTAAGGCTCATTAGTCTCCTTTTTTTTTAAAACATTTACAAACATTCTTGTTTTTAAAAACGCTTGTAAATGCTTTTAAAATCGTTAAAAAAGTTTTTTTAATACTAAGATATACCCAAAATAATTTTTTGCCCCTTTATGCCCCTTTAAAATATTCCTCACATGAGGAATATTATTAAGCCCAAGTAACTTTTACTAAGCTTTCAGGATTCAAACATACTGGCAATGCGTTACTTTCGCTCAAAATCGCATACCCTTTTCCTCCACCTAGCTCCTCAGGAGTTGCCGCAAAGAATCTTTGAGGTGCTTTGGAGAGTGCTTCTACATGGTTGGCTCTTGCATAAAAGAGCTTAAAAACTCCCTCTGTTTGAGGAATTGCCATTCCCTCTTTAGCACTCAAAAAGTTTGTTGCTTTTCCCTTTTCGTTTTTGTATTGTGCTACATAAGGAATAAAGCTTACTCCATGAACCTCTAATGCCCCTTTTTCTCTTACCTTTGCTCTGCCTTGATTATCAAAAAGTCCCTCTTTGTCTGCCTTAGCATAAAGAGCATTGTAAAATTCTCTTGAAACATACACTTCAAAATCAGGCAAATAACCCAAAGCTTTCACTAAAGAGTCTTGTATTTCAGCGATACTAGATTGTAAGTCTTTAGAATCGCTAAATTGCACTTCAGTTTGCTTTTTGTATTCAAATAACACCGCACCACTTCCATCAACAATCTTCCCAAACATTGCTCCCACAGCCATAAACTCTTGTGTAGCTAGATAGCTACTTTTATGACTTTTGATGATATTTGCAATTTTTTTAGAAAGTGCTTCTAACATATCTGTGCTATTTTCATAGCTTTTAAGCTCATTTAAATCACTTGCAAAAATCATATCCCTTAGTGCAAATCTTGGGATTTTAAGTTGTAAGATATAAGTGTCATTTGATTCAATAAGGCTCGAATCTGCTTCTTTAGAGATTGCTTTTAGAATAAAGGCATCACTCTTTTTAATGGGAACCTCAATCGTGCTTCCCACACTTCCTTCAGCACTTTTGTAGAATTTGTCTAAAATAGGTGTTGGTGTAGCTTTGATTTGCTCGATGATTTTAGTCATTTTGATATTTTGGAATTTCTCCATTGCTTCTTTAGTTGTCATATTCCCTCCTTATTATTTTAAAACAATGCCATTTTTAAGTAAATCTGTTCGTAATTCTTGGGATAAAGGTGTGTCATAAAAGTTTGATTTGATTTCCCCATGAATTAAAACCGCGACTTCTTTGCTTGAATCTTCAGTGGTTTCAAGCAAGATTCCATTGGCTTCATTGGCGGGGGCTTTTGTTGCTTCATAGCCTCCTTCACTTGAAGCACTTACAACTAAAGGGCTACCTAACTCTACTGGAGTGCCAGTAGCTGCATCGGTGATTTTGACATTCACACTAAGGTGTGTTTTGACTAACAAATCCCCTAAAACTTTTCCTTTTGTAAAAATGGTTGGATTACTCATTATCTCCTCCTAATGCAAGTTTTACAACATCAATTTCATTCTCTTTTTGTGGATTTTTGGAATTTGCAAAAAGATTGCTATTTGGAATCTGTGCTGCACTAGCAGTTTTTAAAAACTCCCTAAATCCTTGTAAATCATTTTTAGCATATTTCAAAGCCCATTCTTTTTGAGAATCAGTGATTTTACAAGCCACCAAAGCATTCTCTACAACCGAATTTGCAATCAAGTCTTTACTTTCTTGCAATTCCTTTTTTAAAGCCTCATTCTCTTTTTGTAGGGTTTCCACCCTTTCTTTTAATTCTTCCATATTATCTTCTCCTTTTATTTTAGAATTTGCCTTAACTTCTCCCAAACAATCCAAAAATGGAGTGTTGGTAAGTGCCACAGAATGCAAAGCCACTCCAGAGGCTTCCCCGCTTTTTGGATTCTTGTAATCAAAGTTAAAGACAGGGGATAGATATTTATATTCCCCATTTTTGATAAACTCTAGTGCTTTGGCATTCCATTGAACTTTAGCAAAAAGTGCATCTTCTTTAATTTCCATTGATTTTATCCAGCCAGCCGCTGGGGAAGCTTCTCCCTTTAAGCTTTGATGTTCATAATCAATCACTAATTCAATTCCGCTTGAGTCAAAGTTTTTCTTAATGGATTGCAAGCTCTCTTGTGTTATTTTGTAGCTTCCAGCTTGGTGTCCTCTCCATTCTCCCACACAAGCGATTTTTAATTCTACTTGTGTTTTTTCTTTGTCTATTGCACAAACAAAGATATTCATTTTCCCTCCTTAATAGAATTCACTTTGAGTTTGATACAAAATGACTTCAAAACTTCTTTTGTAAATGCTTAAAAAGCCATTCTTTGTCATATCGCTATATTCTTTTTTTAATTTTCCTAGAATAATCCCGCTTGCGTTTTTGAATCTATAACCATAAAAAAAAGTATCGATTGTCTCTAAAAAGTCCATATGTTCTTTGAACGCGGACTCTCTATTTTGTTTTGCAGAGCTTGGCGTAGCTTGAATGATATAAAGCTCAAAAAAGCATTTTTTTGAAAACTCATTTCTATATTCATCGCCCACAAAATCTAGATACACTAAAGGGGAGTTTTTTAGCGCACTTGCAATTTTTTCCTCACTACTAAAATTATTTGTGAAAAAATGCACTTTGTCTTCCCCTAGCAAAATAGCAAGAGCATTTAGAATATCTTCTGTAAATTCTCTAAGCAAAATCGCTCCTTTTTAAAAATGCTGCAATTTTAGGTTTTTTAAGCCACAAAAAAAATTCTTAAATTTATTTAAAAGATACTTTTAAAGCCTAGAAATTCAAAGCAAAAAGAGGATTTTCTAAAATTCGCCAAGATTTTTTTTAAAGGTCGAATTTTGGAAGAGTTTTTGAGGGTTATTTCTAATCTTATTAATATAGGCACCATCACAGAAACAAAATCTGCAGAGGGTAAAGCTTTGGCTCGCGTGAATATTGCTAATCGTCAAAGTGATTTTTTGCCCATTGTTAGTTTTTGCAATTCTTTCAAGAGGCATTTTGCTCCAGCAAGAGTTGGGGAGCAGGTTTTGGTCTTTTGTCCTCAAGGCGAAAATAGCATCGGTTTTATTGTGCGTGGAATCTTTAATCAAAATTGCAAAGAACCACAAGGAAATGATACAAAAGAAATTATCACCTATGAAGATGGTGTAAGTTTCAGTTATGATACTTCCACTTCTAGCTTAGAAATTGCTGCACCAAAAAGCATTAATATCACTTGCACCCACGCTAACATCAAAGCACAAACCATCAAGGCAGATTGTCCTAGTATTGATTTGGGTTTGGGTGGTGCTCCTGTGGTAACTACCGAGTGTATTTGTGCTTTTACAGGTAGCCCGCATCCTCATGGAAGTGCAAATACAAGGAGCAAACTCTAATGGCACTCAGTGAAGCTTCTTTGGTGGCAAAAATGGAAAAACACTTACAAGATGAGGGATATTTAAAAGTCAATGATGAGGATAATGGCAGAGGATATCGTCGGTATTCTATGCCATTTTTAAGGGCATTGGCAAGGGCGGTGGTAGAAGAAATCCAACAAAACGCACAAGTTCAAGATAAGGGTCCTGAGTGTGGTGGGAATTGGAGTGTATTATGAGCATGTATCAAATTTCTATCAATGATAGCATTGCTAGAATTCTGAACACTCCACTTGGCTCACGCGTTATGCGTCCAGAATTTGGGAGCGAGATTCACAAACTTATCGACAGAAAGTTTGATGATAAATGGCGACTTGATTTTACTAGATTTACTGCTAGTGCCATTGAAAAATGGGAAAAGCGAGTAAGTTTAGAGAGGATAGAGTTTAAAGAAGTCTCTAATGGGGTGTCTTATGTGCTTTATTTCAAAGAGGGAATTACTTATGAGGGGATATTATGAGTTTGCCTAATATTTTGGTGAGTTATTCCTTTGAAGAGATTTTAGAACTTATGGTTGCAAAAATCAAAGAAAAACACCCAGCCTATGAGCCTTTAGAATCAGATTCTTGGATGGTAGTTTTGGAGGCAGCTGCTTATGTAGGTGCGCTTTTGGATGAACGCACCACCCAAAAGGCAAAATCCCTTTTGCTTAGATATTCTAGCAAAGAATCACTAGATGAGCTAGCTTATGCTTATGATGTCTATCGGCTTAAAGGTGCCAAGCCCTATGCTAGATATGAATTTTCGCTCAATGTAGCACTCAATAACGATGTGGTGATTCCTGCTCTTTTGGAGTTAGGAAGTGATGATGGATTGCATCGGGCTTACTTACAAGAGAGCATTACCATCAAAGCAGGAGAATTAAAGGCTATTGGAATTGTAGTGTATGGAGAAGAAGTGATGGGGAGTGAGATTAAATGTGAAAATCTGCTAACTTCTATGCCCTTTGCACTTAATGTTAAAGCATTAGAAAATTTCGCTAATGGCAGTGAAGAGGAAAGTAATTCTAGCTTAAAAGAAAGAGCGATTCTGAGTTTGCATTCCCATACGACTGCAGGGAGTGCAAAAAGCTATCTTTTTCATGCACGAAGTGCAGATGAGAGGATTGATGATGTGGCTGTTTTAACTGAAAAATCTACGCCCGGGATTGTTGATGTGTATCTTCATAGCAATGGTGGGGTAGATGAGTTAATGATAGAACGAGTAGAAGAAGCACTAAATGAAGAAAAGGTGCGACCACTTACTGATTTAGTGAGAATCCACCAATGCACCTACAAAGAAATTACGATTAAAGCACAAATTTATGTGTTTGATTTGAAACAAACTGCAGAGTTACAAGAGCACTATAAAGAAGTTTTACAAAACCGCAAGTTTAAAATCGGTGAAGATTTGCCACTTTCTGAAATCATTGCCATCTTGCATTTTAATTCCAATATTTACAAGGTTGTATTAGAGATTCCAAGCACAGATGTAACGCCCATTGACAAAAAGGAAGTAATACAAATTGTTGGATTGGATTTGGAGTTTAAGGAAGCCCCTTATAGTGAAGCTAGTCTTAAAGGAGAAAATTTTGGAAGCTAGTTTATTACCCAAAAACGAAAATGCTGCTATGCGATTTTTAGAGGAAATTTGCACGGGAGCTTTTGTAAGTGATGAAGGATTGATTGAAACAAAAAGCCTTAAGGCTAAAGCAGAAATCTTACCTCTCATTGCAGAGGGGCTAGATGTAGATATTAGAGGGCTAGAGGAAAGTGAAGCAAGAGCGATTCTCTCTCAAGCTTTTTTGCTACACAAAAACGCAGGGACTCCCTATGCACTCAAAAAAGCATTGAACGCTGTTTTTGAAAACATAATCATTAAAGAATGGTTTAACTATGGCGGGAATCCTTATACTTTTAGAGTAAAAGTTTCAAGTGGTACAAAAGGCTTTAACCAAAAAGAATTAGAGCTTTTGGATACTTTGATTGAGGAATATAAAAATGTGCGGAGTATTTTAGAAGCTGTCGAGATTGAGCTAATAAATAAAAGCGTATCCTACAATGGAAGTGCGAGTGTAAGTGGAGAGAGCATTTCTGTACTTCCTTACCAAGAAACACAAAGAGAATCTATCACCCAAAGCCATTTTGGTTGTGGAGTGTTTATTTGTGAGATTGAAAAGAGAGAATTAGATATGAAAGGAGCATATTAATGGCAGAGAAAAAAGAATTTTATACACTTTTAACAAATGTTGGAATTGCAAAGTTTATTGCCGCAAGAGCTAGTGGCAATGGCGTGAATCTAAAGACTTTTAAACTTAGCTCTAAGATAATTGTGCCAAGTGAGAGCATGAATACTTTAGAAGAAGTTGTATATGAGAGCTTAATTAACTCTAAATATGTGGATAAAGAAAACACGCATTATGTGCATTTGGAATGTGTCGTGCCAAGCAGTGTGGGAGGATTTGAGATTAATAGTATTGGAATCTATGATGAAGCTGGGGATTTGCTAGCAGTGGGTAATTTGCCTAGCACTTATAAGCCACTCTTAGAACAAGGTAGTGCCAAAGAATTACTTATCAAAGTTACAATGGAGCTTAAAAACGCTAGTGAAGTGATTTTGGAGCTTGACCCTAGTGTGATTTTAGCAAGCAGGGATTATGTTAATGAAGTGAAGTTGGAGTTAGAGTTAAAAATCGATGAAGCCATTGCAAATTTCACAGAAGAACTTAAAAAATACGCCCTAAAAAATGGAAGCACAAGCGAAGTTTTTAATGTGGCTAATGCCACAGAGACAAGCCATGCTATTAACAAGGGGGAATTTGAGAGAGCTTTAAATCTCAAAGCCGATAAAACACAAATAGAGAATATTAATAATTCTCTAAACAATTATGTCAAAACCACAGGCAATCAGAGCATTGCAGGCAATAAAACATTCAGTGGCACAACCACACTCAATGGAACAACCAACACCAAAGCCTTAAATGCAAATGGGGCAATTACAGCTAAAAGCACTTTAGCAGTAACAGGAGATACAACACTCAATGGGAATCTTACCACAAATAGTGCAGTAGCTTTTAAAAATCTCCCTACTTGTGCGACACAAGCTAGCAGTGACAATCAGCTTGTGAATCTTGCAACACTTAAAAAGCAAGCGTCTTTGCTTGGAGGGGGATTATGGAAAAATATTAAACAAATACAATTAGCGGCTCAAGTAAATTATACAAACAATAGCGACAACGCACTTTTTTTTATTCTTCTTAGGGGAAGTAGTTGGTTGTCAAGCAAAAATTGGATTCCTTATGCTCAGCCGGTGGTCACAATTAATTCGATATCTTTTCCATTAATCTCTTATTTTGTAGATGGTTATGGTGGAGGTGGTGATTATAGTTCAAGCACCATTCCATTATGGGGTGTTTTTATTGTTCCTGCACGAGCAACCTACAGAATTAATACTCAATGTTCTTTTATTAGATATTCTTAAAATAAGGATAAGTCATGCAATATTTTATCGATTCACAAAACCAAATCTGGGCTTATGAAGATTATGTCCCACAAGAAGAAATCAAAGAGGGGCTAACCCCTATCACAAATGAGGAATTTGAAAGGCTCACCACACCTCCACCACCAAGTGAGGAGGAACTATTAGAGATAGCAAAACAAGAGAATCTTGCAGAAATAAGAGCCAAAAGAGATTCTTTGCTAGAGGGTAGCATTGAGTATAAGGGGCATATTTTTCAAACAAGAGAAAAAGACAAACTCAATATCAATGGAGCAGTAACTAATCTCATGCTAGATATACAAAGCGGACAAAATAGCATTAGTGAAATTATTTGGATTGATATTAATGATGAGAGAGTGAGTTTCACGCCTAATGATTTTCTTATCTTCGCATCAAGTGTAGCTTATCAAACCCAAGAGATTACATTCAAAGCCAATACACTAAAAGCAAGCATAGAAGCAGCCAAGAGTGTAGAGGAAGTGCAAAAAATCATATGGGAGGGGTAATGGAGAGAGAATACAATCTATTTTTATTTATCGGCAGTGGAGCTGTGGCATGGTTTTATTCTAGTATTAATTTTTTGGGAATCAAAGATATTCAAGTTTTTGCCCTTTTAATTATCTTTATTATTTCTATGGTGGCTGGATTTTTAAAAACCTTAGCACTAAAAGAAGAGGTAAGGAGCTTTGTTTGTAGCGATCTACTTTCTAAAACCTTAATGCTTTTTATTCCCTTTATCTTTGCAATAGAGGCAAAAATGTTGGAGGTTTTTAAATTTTTTGTGGATTATAGCTTTGCCTTTTTAACACTAGGAGAGATTTTAGCCATTATGATAAGTATCCAAAGCATTAAAACTAGGACACCCATCAAAGAGTTAGATATCTACAATATGGGGATTAAGAAACTGCAAGACTTCATCATTCGGCATTTGAAGTTTGAGGGAAAATTTAAAGAAAAGGAGGAAAGAGATGAAAAACAAGAATCTCATCACAATTCTGCGAGAAGGTAAAGATTTTGAACTTATTGAAGATTTGGAGTTTTGGTTTGAGGATGGACTAGGAGAAGAGCTTAAAAAGAGGCTTGGAATCTATGCGCTTAATGCAAGGGGGTATGAGGGGGATTATATTTGTATTCCAAAGGGCTTTAGAACAGATTTTGGAAGTATCCCCCAAATCTTTCAGTCTCTCATCAGTCCTGTTGGAAAGCCAACTAAAAGTTATGTGCTACACGACTATCTTTTAAGCCTTTGGGAAAGGGGCTTTTTGGATAGGAAAACTTGCGATGCAATCTTTAAAGAGGCTTTGAGGGTGCAAGGGGTTGGAGTATTAAAAAGAAATGTGATGTATGGATGTGTAAGAATCTATGGCGTTTTTAAAGAAATATGGCGAAATCTAAAATTTAAAAAGAATTAAAGGAGGAATTATGTCAAGTCAATTTGGTGTTAATACTATCATTGCTGCTCATGCGGCAAGACCGATTAATATAGAGAGCAATACCACCATTGGTGCAGTAGTAAGCGTGGCATTAGATGAAGTGCAGAATGCGGAGCTAAAAAAAGAAATTGAGGCAAAGGCTTTGATGTTTTTTTCTAGTATTCAAGAAGCACAAGAGAAATTTGCAAAGTTTGAGGGGACAATCAATCGTGTGCTAAATGGAATTAGTGACCAAAATGTCAAATCTCCTCTTGTTTTGGGTGTGGTTACAATAGGATTAGAGGAAGCCAATGAAATTGCAGAAAATTTTTATGAGAATCCTGAAATCAAAACCAAAATCATTGAAAAGCTAAATTTACTAAGACAAAGCAAAATGCTTTTTGATGTAAAGCCAAATTTGATAATCGCACCATTTTTCAGCCACGATAGCGATGTGAGTGCTGCAATGCAAAGTATTGCTATCTATCTTAAGGGACATGCGATTGTGGATTTGAATGCTACAAGTGAAAGTGACGCTGCAACTAAAGCAGAAAGCTTTGGGAGTGAGCGAGTGCTTTTGTGCGACCCTTATGTCAAAGTTTGGGATATGCTTAAAAATGCAGAGAGTTATGAGCCAATGAGTGCTAGGGTGGCTGGACTTATTGCTTATAGCGATGGGGAAAGTGAATATGGTTTTGCCGATAGCTTTTCTAATCGTGTCCTTGGAGGAATCTCTGGAGCTAAAAGAAATGTAGAGTTTGAAGCAGGAGAGGATTGCGAAGCAGATCGGCTAAGAGCTAAAAATATCACAACTCTTATCCGCTATGATGGCTTTAGAGTTTGGGGGAATAATACTACCTCTAGCGATAGTATTTGGCAGGATTTCACAAGAGTAAGAGTCTTTGATAGGATTGCAAAAGCCACGCTAGAGGGTATTTTTTGGGCGATTGATAGGAAAGCTGATGTGCTTAAAAGCGCTAAAGATAGTGTCGAGCAAATGCTTTTAGGGCTTAAAGGAGCTAAAGTGCTTGTGGGTTATGAAGTCTCTTGGGATAGTGAGCTAAACACCGCTGCAAACATTACAGCTGGGAAGTTTTATTTGAAAGCAGAAATGATGAACACGCCCATTGTTAAAAGAATTGAGGTGAGTTTCAATTACAGCGATAAATGGGCTGAGACACTTTTGAAAGAAATTAGCTAAGGAGGAATAAATGGAAGTTAGAAAATCTCAAATCATCAATGCTTCTTGTATCTACATTGAGGGGATAGGATTCTTAGGCACAAGTGCTGAAGTAGAGATTCCAGCCATAGAATTTGAAACCTATGAACAAAATGGCGGTTTTTACAAACAAAACCTAAACACTGGAATCTTAAAAGCAATGACAGCCAAATTCATTGTTTCAGAGTTTAACTCTGTAATTTATGAAAGTTTTTCAAAGCAGTTTAACAAAAGCAATCCATCCAATCTCTATGTAAAATGGAATGTTTCAAGCCCTAAAGGGCATTTTGACCATATTGCAACTTTTAGAGGGGACATCACCAAACACACTCCGCCTAAAGTTGCAGCAGGAGAAGAAGTTAAGTGCGAGTTTGAATTGCAGTTAAGCTTTTTAAAACTAGAGGATTATGGCGTTGAGTCTGTGTTAATAGATACCAACAATCTAATTTGCAGGATTGGGGGCACAGATTTGTGGGAAGAAATTAGAAGTAATTTATAAGGAGACAAAATGAAAAAAGAATTTGACATCAATGGCAAAAAAATAGCAATGAGAGCACCGCTTGTGAGAGATTTAAAGGCAGTGGGGAATATTTCTAATGCAATAGATCAAGAGATTGTTCTTATTGCAAACTTGACGGGTTTGCACAAAGATGAGATTGAAGAGTTAGAAATCAAAGATTATACACCCTTACAAAAGGAGCTCAAAGATTTTTTAGGGTAATCCCTAAGCCCAAATCGCTTTTAGTAATGATTGCAAATTTGGGAATTGCGTTCAATCAAGGGTATAGGGATTGTATGGAAATGGAATTAGAGGATTTTTTGACTTTACATGAAATGGCAATTAAAGCAAATAAGGAGAAAGAATGAAAAAATTATTTATTCGTAGATTTAAAAATGTGGATGATGGAACTTTGGGGGAGTTTTTGTTGCTAGATTCTAGCGAGAATGTTTTGCTAAATGGCTATACGCTAGAGCCAAGCGGACCAGATACTACAACCCCCAATCAAGATAAAAGGATTCCACAAGGAGAGTATAGTCTAAGTTGGCATAATTCCCCCACCTTTTCCCAAAAGCTCCCTTTGCTTCATAATGAATCCGTGCCAAAGGAGAGATGCATTTTGATTCATGCAGGGAATTATCCTAAGGATACTTTGGGCTGTGTGCTAGTTGGGCTTAAAAATGATGGTGCAAATGTGCTGATGAGTAAAAAAGCTCTCAAGCGACTATTGCCCCTCTTAAAAGGCGTTAAAAAGGTTATTATTGAGAATAGCGATGTTTAAAAGTCTTATTGGGGGAGGTAGCCACAGCTTTTTTGGTGGTGCTGTTTTGGTTCTACTTTTGGGAATTTTAATCCTGTCGTATTTTTATGCTCAATCTTTAAAGGAAAATTCTAGGCTAGAAATGGAAATCACGATTTTAGAGGGGAACACCAAAGCATTAGAGCAATCTTTGCAAAAGCAAAATGAGGCATTGAAGGCTTTGAGTGTGGAAGCAAGCAAGCCACCAAAGGAAATTCAATTAATTAAAAAAATTAACCCAAAAGGCTCTAGCTGCGAAGCAGAGCTCAGAGGGTATAAACAATTATTTAAGGAGATGGGGAGATGAAAGTTTTGTATTTGGTTCTTGTTGCTTTTTTCTTTAGTGCTTGTGCAGTTAAGCCCATCGCTCAAATACAAACAAAAGAAGTTTTAATCCCTATTGCATGTGATTTGCCAATGCCAAAAAAACCAAAAGAGGATGGAAGTTTTGAATCCCATAAGGCTTTAGGGATTTATTTTTTGCAAGTGGAATCCACCCTTAAAGATTGTTTGGGTTTCAAAAAACTTTAAAAGCTTTTTAAAAAGGGTTTAAAATGCAAAATCTCTCACTGGGTGTCAAAATTGGCTTTGCTGTTGAGAATGCCAAACTTCTAGCTAACACTCAAAAACAGCTTAACCAAATTGGAAAGTCTTTGGATTCATATCGTGAAAAAATAGACAATTTTAAAGGCAGCCTTTTAGAAAAGGTAGCAACAGCTGGAGCATTAATTGCGCCCATTAAGGTGGCTATTGATTTTGAAAGCTCAATGGCAGAGGTTAAGAAGGTTACAGATTTAAGCGAGGGGCATAGCCTACAGGCTCTTAGCGATGATATTTTAAACCTCTCAAAAAAACTCCCTATGGCAGTCGATGGAATTGCGGCTTTAGTCGCAGAGGGTGGGAAGTTAGGTCTAGCTTCTAAGGAAGCTTTAAAATTTGGCGAGGTGGCTGCTTCTATGGGGGTGGCTTTTGAGATTAGTGCAGAAGAGGCTGGGGATAATATCGGTAAAATGATGGCTTCTTTAGGGACTAATGTTGAGGGGATTAAAAATCTTGGCGATTCTATTAATTACCTAGCGGATAAAGGGGCTAGCGATGGAAAAAATCTCATTGAGATTATTTCAAGAATGGGTGGAACGGCTAAGGTTATTAATTTAAGTGAAGATTCTATGGTAGCCCTTGCTGCAACACTAGATGAAGTGGGTATGGCAAGTGAGGTGGCAGGGACAGCACTCAATGATATGTTTATGAAATTATCGCGTGCAGATACTCTAGGGGCAGATGAAGCCTTTGCTAGATTAGGTTTAAGCGCGGAAGAGATGAAAGAGATGATGGCAGAGGATTCTTCTAAAGCCATTACAACCTTGCTAGAGAGTATCAAGCAACTAGATTCTCAAGACCAAATCAATACCATTGGAGAGATTTTTGGGACAGGCGATGGAACCGTGAGGAGTATTATTGCTCTAAGCTCTAATGTGGATAGATACACTGAGCTTGTAAAAATGGCAAGCAGCGAAGAGAAAAAAGGCTCTATGGATAGAGAGCTGATTAACAAAGCAGAGACAACTGCAAGTGTTTTGCAGATTATGGGCAATCACTTTAAGGCAATCTCTATTACCATAGGTCAAAACTTTCTCCCCATTGTTAAATCAATTGCTAGTGGGATTTCGTGGTTTTTAGATGGATTTGAGAGTATTATAAAAACTTTCCCCACACTTTCTAGTGTTATCTTTGTGGGGGTTGGGGCATTTATGGCTTTAAGTGTGGCTATTCCTGCGGTATTATTTGCTTGGAATCTAATGTGTTTAAATATTCTCACAGCAAAAAGCAATTTTCTTTTGGCAAGAGGTTGGATTTTGGGCTTAAGAGATTCTCTTCTAGTTAAAAATATCGCTTTAATGCTAACTAATGCCAAACTTGTTGCCACAACCCTAGCTACCAAAGCCTACAATCTAGCCTCACTTGGACTTTTTAAGGTTTTAGGGCTTCTAGCAACAGGCTTTAATGCTCTAGGCGGAGCCATTGCCTTTGTGGGGAGGGCTATGTTTTTAAATCCCATTGGGCTTATTATCACTGCCATTGCGGCACTTATTGGAGGTGTGTATTTAGTCTATAAGCATTGGGGAGGAATTAAAGAGTTTTTTGCAGGAATATTCTCTTACATTGGCGGATTGATTAATTCATTTGTAGAAAGTTTTAAAAGTCTTTTTAATTTTGTAGGGAGTGCTGTTAGTGGGATTAAAAGCTTCTTTGGGTTTGGTGATGAAAAAACAGCAAAGCAAGAAGCTCTAAACTCAAAATCTCCTAAACTTCTACCCCCAGCAAATTCAAGGGAAAATATTTCAGTTTCTTTTAATGGGGGAATTAATGTCCAAACCACCGATGGAAAAATTCCTAATAATTCTCAACTAAGTGCAGATGTGCAAAGAGAAGTGGAAATGGCAATTAAGAGAGCTAAAGAAAATGAAAAGAATCGCAGTTTAAGTGATGTGATATAGGAGGTTATTGTGGCATATTTTGCACTAGATGACTTTATGTTTGAGTTCAAAGATAAACAACTAACAAGCTTTAGTCAATCTTTGAAACTTTCTTTTTCTAAAGTAGAGAGGATTGGCAATAATCCTGCTTATTTTAATGCGGGTGGATATGAAGAGAACTTGAGTTTAGAGCTAGAGTTGATTTTACAGAGCCAAAACACCCTCAAAGAGTTTTTAGTTAAAGTTAAAGAGAAAAAGCCTTTTTATATGGTGCTAGGCTATGGAGAAATCATTGGGGAAGTTTTGGTGCAAAATGTAAATGTGAAGCATAACTCTATCACTCCTTTTGGTGAGAGCTTGAAACAAACCCTCTCTTTAGAATTAGTGAGGTATTACCGATGAATTTCACACCAATCTTTAAACTTTTAGCTAACAATAAAGATGTCACTAGCCACATAACAAAAAATCTCATCTCTTTGCAGTTTAAGGATGAAGCAGGAGAAAAAAGCGACGAGATTACTCTAAGTGTTTATGGAGATTTTAAACGCCCTAGTTATAAGGATATTTTAAAACTTTATTTGGGATACAAAGAGAGCGGATTATTCTTTTGTGGAAGCTTTTATGTGCAAACCACAGAGAGAGCAGGAGAAATTTTAACTATTACAGCCACAGGAGCTGATTTTAGCAGTGGTTTAAAAGTCAAGAAGAATCGAACCTTTGAAAAAATGAGTCTAAAAGAGGTAGTAGAGAAAATCGCTAAAGAACATAATCTAGAATCAAGATGTGATTATGAAGATGTTTTTTATAGTTATTTGCCCCAACACAATGAAAGTGATACCAATCTCTTATCTAGGCTTGCTAGTAGCTTTGGGGCGTTTTTTAATATCAAAAACAACGAAATTATCTTTTTAAAGAAAGGAGATAGCGAGAAGCTTCCACAAGTAAGTATTGATGCCAAAGAGTGTTCTAGTCTTAGAATCAAATATTCTAACAAAACACAATACCTCTCTGCTAAAGCCCTATGGCAAGACAGCAAAGAAAATAAAGTCAAAGAAGTAATTGTAGGAAGTGGAGACCCACAGCTTATTTTACAACAAAGCTTTTTAAGTGCGAGTGAAGCTACACTTAAAGCAGAGGCGAAATTAAAAGCAGCTAATGCAGGAATTGTAAGTGGAAGTTTAGAGATTTATGGGAGTAAGATTTATGCAGGTGGAAAATTAAAGCTATGGAATACCAAAGAGGAAGATGGTGAATATAACATTAAAAGCATTTCACATAGTTTCAGCAGTAGTGGTTGGAGAACAAGTGTAGAGTTTGAAAACTAAGTATAAAAACACATTTTAAATCGAACCACTTTGATTTAAAGTTGAAAATTTAAGTAATAATAAAGCTCGGTAATAAATCAACTATCCAAAGAGAAGTTGCCCAAGAAAGAAACTCTATGCGAATATTGTCCAAACAGCCTATGGTTCATAACACAAAACGAACTCAAATGCTTTTGCACATCAATGAACTCAATAAGCTACAGCAAGGAGAACGAAGAAGAGCCGATAATATCGTGCGATGGACAAGTGCTGGGAATAATGAGATTACAAATTATAGAGAACAATAATATAAAAATATAGTAATTTAAAGATAAATAAAGAATGATGTGCATAGTAAAAGTAAAAATAGTGGAATAATTACATTTAGTTCTTTGTATTATAATTTCCTAGTAGTTTTTATATTAATAAATTTTGTAAGGATGAATTACAATGGGAATATTAGAAAAAATAACATATCAAGACAAAGAAGAAAATTTATTAGTTTTAAAGAAAATAACCAAGTTATTAAATGATTACATATATGAGCAAAAAAATATAACAGATGATAAGATTGATTTAATTTTTAATCAACCAGAGCAATTTAATGATGAATATGTTAAAAGTCATTATTTATCAATTTATAGAGCCATTAAATCGGTAAATGAAAATAGATATTTTGTATCTCGGGAAATTGATAGCGGTATACCACAAAGGATAATAACACAGACTATTATTTATGATATGGCAAGATTTTATAATACGATAAAGCACAAAGAAAAATTAATTGACAAATCTTTGCAGTCTGTCGTTGTGGAAATCAATAATATAATTGGAAGTATACAGGGTTTGGATGATTATATTCATCCACAGAGACTATTTGATTGCTCATATGAATGCAACTTGTCACTGTATCCAAGATTTTATATCTCTCTTATCGAAAAAGCTTTTTTAATCCGTATAGCACTAGAAAAAAAAATAAAGTGGATGATATTTGGTGATTTGCAAGAGCATAAAAATCATATATTAAATTTAGATACAGCTCTTAAGAAATTAAAAGAAAATCATAAGCAATATTTTGATTTGCCTTCAAATGTAGATTTTGATAAGATTATGCTAGTTAAAAATTGGTGCAATAGAATTATACACAACGGTTTATTTCCTTATGTTTGGGTTGTATGGGACGCTATCGAGATTATGGAGCCACTTTTTCATACTTCTGATAAAGAAGAGCGAATTAATCTTGAGGGGTTTCATTACCGAAAAGATATAACACAAGATATTAGCAAATTTTTTGTAAAAGATAAAAAGAAATAAATAATGCCGCCCTAAGATCAACAAGCTAATTTTAGGGCATTTTTGGATTATACTCTATCTTGACAAGACTTCAATTTCATTATGTTTACTTAAATCTTCTAAAATCTTTGCAGATTTTGGCACAAAAGAGCTTTTATAACCTTTTTGCTTACTCATTTTTTCTATTTCTTCCATAACAATGCGATTATCATCTCTTAGGGCTTCCAAATAATCTTTTCTTTTGTATTTTGGAGTGTTATCTCCTGTAATGCTTTTTAGCTCTGTAATTTCTAACTCTAATTTTTGGATTTGTGCATTTTCTTGAGATATAAATTTATCCAAGTTATTATAAAAGTTATTGACTTTTGTCATAAAGCCTCTAAAGTTCACTTCATTTGCTAAGGATAAAAGTTGACTATCTTGCTTATATACTAAATTTTCAGGTTCTACAAAAGTCTTTCCATCTAAAGTTGAAATATAGAAGCTAAGTGTGTTTAGCGATGTTTTTTCTCCGCTAATGAGCAAGCCTTTATATTCAAAAATTTTATATTCTTTTTGATAATCTTTAGAAAGAGTTTCAATATTTTTATTAAAAACCAATTCTATTTCTTTTTGCCTTGCCTTATTGTTATCGCTATTATCATCTTTAAAAATGATAAAATCTTTCAC